GGAGAAGTTAAAGCGTGGCAAGTGATCTCAACATAAGTCTTGTCATCCGTGCTATCGATCGCGCTACCGCTCCTATGCGGAAGATCACCAACAACTTCGAAGCCATAATTAGAGCACAAACCCGAGCGCAGAAGTTGTTTGATCGAGCAGCCAGTATGAGGCAGGCTGCAGCTGGTATGGAAAGATTTGCCAGCGGTGCACGTGGTATTATTGCTGGGCCTATACAGAGCTACGAAGACTTTGGCCATACGATAGCTAGGGCTGGCGGTCTTGCAAAGGTTAGTGGTGAGCAACTAAAAGTTTTGCATGATGAGGCCCTAAGACTAGGATCGACAGTTGGTGAGTTTTCCGCAAAGCAAGCTGCCGAGGGGATGGCTGAATTTGGTATCGCTGGGTATAACGTCGCAGAGATAATGGGTGCTTTACCAACGACGCTTGATCTATCATCAGCCGCAGGAATGGGACTATCAGATACCGTCGGTGTGATGACAGGGATAATGGGGGCGTTCAATCTTGACGCTATCAGAGCAACAGATGTTGCTGATGTACTTACGGCAACATTTACTGGATCAAAGACCACTTTGCAATCTCTTGGTGAAACAATATCGTATTCTGGTGCAAATTTCGCCGAACTTGGTGTTGATATCAAAACAGCTGCAGCTATGATCGGCCTGCTTGGAAACGCATCAATAGAAGGTACTAGAGCAGGTACAGCTATGAATTCTGTCCTGGCTAGACTTACGGCTCCACGTAGAATGGGGCTAAAGGTAATGGAGAGTATTGGTTTAGGAAGAAAAGACATAGAGGATTCTACTGGCAAGCTCCGAGAGCCAATGAAGATACTTGCTATGATAGCCGAACGTACAGAAAAGATGACTGCTGTCGAACGTAAGGGTTTTTTGACGCGTCTATTCGGCATGGAGGCTGGTCCAGCAGTAGCTGTTCTTATGGCTAAGAACGGCTCGGAGAAGATGCTTGAGCTGGCGGATGCCATCGAGAAATCAAAAGGTCGAACAACAGAGCTAGCGAACACAATGCGGGGGACTGGTAGAGGTGCAACACAACAGCTCACCAGTGCAATAGATACATTCAAGATTGTCGTCGGTGAAACAACAGACAGTGTACTGAGGCCTCTCAAGCTTATGCTTGCAGATATAATCGGTAGAATAACAGGATGGGCGAAAGAACATCCAAACCTAACTACAGCCATCATGATAACTGTTGGTGCAGTCGCTACATTGGCAAGTGTTGGTACTGGATTGATCTATACTATGGTAGGTATAACGAGTGCCATGGCTATTTCGCAGTATGGTATTGGAGGATTAAGGATTGGCTTGCAATTGCTCCGTGCTGGGCTCGAGACTACAGCTCTGCGTGTGGAGGCACTCACAGCCAAGACGATGATACTCGACTCTGAGGTACTACCTGCACGTAAAGGAATTGTAGCTTTGGCAGGTACTATAGTAAGATCTGCAATACCAGCTACGATCGCATGGGCCGGCGCTCTCTGGCCAGTGCTTGTTGTGATTGCTGCTGTAGCTGCAACTGTAGCGGTTGTGTATTTGGCACTCAAATATTGGGATAGGCTGGTTGCCATCTGGGAACGTTTCAAAAATGCGTCTATCCAAGCGAAGATTGCTATTTCGGCTTTACTGATTCCATTCCAGCTTATACTAGCACCAATCACTGCGGTGATAACTGCAGTTAAGGTGTTGACTGCAGATTGGGAAGGATTGAAGACTGCCTTAGCTGCACCGTTCGTGTATGCCATTGGCAAAATCAAGTCGGTAATTGAATGGATAGAGAAAATTGAACTGCCATCTTGGATACGTGAATTTGGCCTATTTCATGAACGTGTTGCTGGTACTGTGGCCGGTGGTGTTGCTGGTGCCGCTGGTGCTGTGGCTGGTGGTGTCGCTGGCCTCGGCAGGGAGATTGGATACGTTGCGGCTGGCGGTGCTACAGGAGCAACAGATTTAAAGACTAGTGAATTTTTGGAGCGTACAGAGGTAACGTCAAATCTGAATAACAACGTCAATCTAAAAATTGAGTTTGACGATCGTGGTAGACCATTCGTCCGTGGAGCCGAGGCAGATCGCGGCGTTGATCTTGAAGCAGTCTATAACGGATATGCTCTTGGTGGTGCTTAATGGGCTGGAGAGAACGATTACAGCTTGATGGATCTGGCTCATTCCGTGGGGTGAAATTCGAGGTGTCATCGTCTGTTGGTGAATTCGGTAGACGGACTATCATCCACCGATATCCTGGTAGGGATGACGTAGGTACAGAAGATCTTGGTCGTCAGCCTCGCACATTTCCTCTTGAGGCGTTTGTGCTTGGCGATGATTATATGACCAGGCGTGACGAACTCCGTGAGGCCTTCGAAACCAAAGGGCCAGGAGATCTTGTCCATCCATATTGGGGTAAGCTTAGGGTAGTTGTTGATGGAAAAGTTAGGATAAGCGAGTCGCCACGAGATGGTGGAATGGCTCGCCTATCAATGACGATGGTGCAGGTTGGTGACACTCTCTCACCAACAGTTGAGCCAGACACGCAGGCTGCTGTTGAAGAAGCATGTGACGAATTGAACACAGCTCTGGCTGAGGAATTCGACGACAACTTTTCTGTAATAGGATATGTAGCTGATGTGTTGACTGCTGGCGTCAATCTAGTAAATGCTGTAGCATCGGATATTAACAGCATAAAGGGATATGTTAATTCAGCCATGGCTATTGCAGACTCGATCGGGGATGCCATAGCCAATGTGACAGATGCTGTAAACGATCTGATTCTTCTGCCAGCACAGCTAGCTTCTGAGCTGAAGGGTGTATTCAACGGCATCATGGATTCAATTGCATCGATAGGAGACGCATGGGACAGCTACTTCGGAGATGATGAGACTCCAGGAGCAGTTGCAGGTACCCCATCAACATCGGCAATATCTGGTACGGTAGCAAGTGGTGATGCTAGAGTCGATCTAGCTATGAAGACGTTCAGAGATTTATCATCGTTTGGAGATGATCTAGACGATGTTCCCACGACAACAACACAGCGAGAGCAAGAGTCAAACAACCAAACCGCGTTTGTTCAATTCATCAAAGCTACAGCTACCGTGGAGGCATGCCGAGCAATTGCTTCGATGCCGTTTACATCGGCGAGCAAGGCGGATGATGTTAGAGACGAGTTGTGTGATGCTTTAGATGTACTTACTGACTCGTCGACTGACCTGACCTATGGGCTATTGGTAGATTTACGTGCGGCACTCGCTTTCCATCTATCGCAGATCACGGCTGATTTGCCAAGCGTGGTCGAGTATACTCCGGCTACCACACTCCCAGCGCTGGTTATTGCACAGTACATCTATGGTGACGCTACCAGAGAGCAGGAGATTATAGATCGCAACAACGTTCGCAATCCTTGTCGTGTGCCAGGCGGTGAGTCTTTAGAGGTCCTAAGCGAATGAGTGAAGGACTCCAACTGCACGTCAACGGCTGGAAGTACGGCTTTTGGCAAACGCAAAGGATCACTCGCTCGATCGAGCAGTTAGCCCATAGCTTCTCTGTGACCTTCACAGACCGCTGGGAGTCCAAAGAGGAAATACCTATAGAGGCCGGAGATGCTGTATCGATATCGTATGACGATGAATGGATAACTGATGGTTGGGTTGATGAGGATACATCAGACTATAGTCACAATGAATATACGCTGTCTTTCACCGGCCGTTCTCGTACATGTGACTTGGTCGATTGCGCAGCTATCCACCGTGGCGGGCAATGGAAAGGTCAGGGTTTATTGAAAATAGCCAAGGACTTGTGCAACCCGTTTGGAATAGAAGTTACGACAAATGCTAGTCTTGGAGCTGCTTTCAGTCTATTCGAATTGAATGACGGGGAATCTGTATTTCAAGCAATCTCCAGAGCTGCTACAAGGCGCGGTGTGCTTCCGTTGACGAAGGCTGACGGAAATCTAATATTCGACAGAGTTGGTAGGGTTAAGATAGCGACCAAGCTAGAGTTCGGCAAGAATATCCTACGTGGGAAGCGCCGCAGCGATTGGCGCGAAAGATTCTCTACATACATAGTTAAGTCCCAAACCAGCGGAACAGATAATCTGTTTGGATCGTCGGCTGCACAACTTAAAAGATCCTCATCTGATGAAGGATGTACAAGATACCGACCAATCATCATCCAAGCTGATGACGAGGATAGCGGATCTGAATTGCAGAAGAGAGCGGATTGGGAAAGGAATATTCGCGCAGGCCGGGCAAAGTGGTTGACATATACAGTGCAGGGATGGGCACATCGTGATGGCTTATGGGAACCTAACACATTGGTGTGGGTGACCGACAAAATTGAGCGTATCGACTGCGAGCTTCTTGTGGTGGAAGCTACCATGACGAAGACTGAAGACGAAGGATCTTTGACGACTTTGTCTCTCACGTTCCCAGAAGCTTTTGATGTCCAGCCATTGCCTCCACCAAGGAAGACGACCGGGAGTTTGTATTGATGCCTAGCTTTGCCGATACATTCGCGAGAAGAGTCGTAGCCCCTGTGATGCGGCAGGTTAGACTACTCATCTCACGCGGCGTGGTCGAGCTCGTGAATGACAGTCTAAAAT